GCAGCCACGAAGGCTACGATAAATGCTGTTGCAGCGGTTAATAGTGCAGGGATCATAAGCACACCAAACCATCCCACATAGAGACGGTTGTCGGTGCTAGTAACCCAGTCACAAAAACGCTGCCAGTTGTCAAATGGTTTGGTTAATGTGGCTGTAGTCATTTATAAAAAGGTTTAAAAAATACCTGGAATGATTTGTCCAGTAGTTATGTAAGCTCCTAGTGCAGCAATGATACCTAGCATAGCTAGACGACCATTGAGTTCTTCTGCATCATGAAATAAGAAACTAGCTTCTTGATTGTTCATAAGTCTTGGAGGTGTTTCGTTTGCGAAAATGTTTTGTTTACCGTATTCAGTTATTACTGTCATTGATTTGAAAGATAGGTGAATGGCGATGATGAACTGTCAGGTCGCCATGACTACCTACTTCTTAGGTGGTCTACCTTTCTTTGTTCCGTAAGTTCCTTTTCCTTTAGGCATGATTAAAATTTAAGATCAGATCTATCTAACTTTGCTATTAAGTCTTGTCTATAAGCAGGGTCGTTATCATATCTAGCATCACTCATAGCAGCTACAACTTCAGCTTGACTTCTGAATACATCACCTGAAGTCTTCGGTGCTTTACCTTGTAGCATCCTGCCTTCATATCCATTAGCACTATCGTATTGAGACTTGAGTCCAGATAAAGCTAACTTAATAGCTTGTGGGTTTCCTGTTTCAACGATGCTATCAAAGGCATCTACAGAACCTTTATCTAAATTCTCACCAGCCCATCCGACTAGCTTCCCATACTCACCTTCACCTCCAACAGAATTCTTGATGCTATTAACATCAGCATCTGTCATGTCTACTGAGGTTTGTTGTTGAGCTGGTTGACCCTGTTGTAATTCTAAGTAAGCATTAACAAGATCTTGGCTACTCATACTTTGAAACTTTTCAATAGTTTCTGGAGATAGTTTGTTGTCGTTAGCGTAGTACTCAGCTGATGCCTCATTGATTAAGGCAACTGCTGGAGAATCTTCCGTAGCTTCTTTTGTTTCTTCAGACGTTTCTTCTGTGTCAACAGCATCGGTGTCCCCAGTTGTCTCGCTATCTTCATCACCTTTTTCTCCAAGCTTTTTTTGAAGTTCAACATAAGCTTTCTCTAGGTCTTCTGCGTTCTTATATTTACCTGCAAGTAATTGTTCTTGCTCGGCTTCCATCTGCTCACCAACAATTAGTGAGTCTTTTTCTTCTGCACTAAGATTATCTGATGTGGTTACTGTGTCAGTACCAGCATCGTATGTCATTGTCTCTGCCATTATTCAGTAGGTGGTTCCTCTTCTAGTAGTTGTGGATTCTTTGTTGGATCAGCTAGTGGTGAGCTTGCCATCTGACCAGCTTGATCAACTAATGATTGTTGAGCTGCTGCCTGTTGTTGTTGTTGTAACTCTTGTTGCATCTGTTGTTCAGATTTAACTAAGTTCAATACATCTATACCTTGTGCAGCTGCTAAACGTTTGATTGCTTCTGAAGGATTGATGAATTGCATCAATGCTTCTGGACCTAATGTTTGAGCAATGGTAGTGATGAAAGCTGTAAGACTTTCTCTATCCTGACCACGACCTAACGCATTAACTCCAGCTACGATCTGTGGTCGTACCAAATCTTTAGGTATGTTTGGTATCTCCTTTGATCTTTGAAGTATTAATAATGTTCTATTTAAATATGGTACAAGGAATTCAATCGTGAGTAGTGAGAATAAACCACCGAGCTGTTGCTCTAGTTCTAGCTGAGTAAGTCTTACTTCCTCTGCTGTAGTGCGCTCACTTTGTCTTACACTTAAGACAAGGAAAGCATCACTAATTCTTTTCTCTAATGATTGAGCCATCTGTGCAGCTGTACTAAAGTCAGCAGTTTTACCAACTTGTATTACTGCTACATCTTCTGGTCTACCTTGTACGATTGCACCATTACCAGCTTTCGCTATGGTAGCTGGCTTGGTAGTTGAACTAGGAGATACAAGGAATATAACTTTACTAGCTGCTGAAGCTCCTTCAACAAGAGCTTGAGATAAACCTTCAAGTGATTTGAGATCGCCAAGAAACTCTTCAACTCTGCCTCTACCGTAATCTTCACCGTCAACCGTATTGAAACGTAATGTCAACCAAGGACTAGCTTTCTTTGGTGCTGTGCTACGACTGTTAGGAAGTATCTTATCAAGTGCTTCCTGATGCCAGATCCAGCGTCCACTCTTTTCATCTAGTCTGACGTAGGTGTACACCTCAACGTCATCGTTGTTAGAACCTATTGATTCATCCATTGTTTTTAATGGATCAGGTTCAGGCAGTTCTATACCTAATACCTTTCTACTGATAATTTCTTTAGTAACTATCTCTAGTACGTTACCGTTACCATCTCTGTTAACTACATATCTATTTAATGGGAAGTTCTTAAGACCATCTTTACCCATAAATATCAAAGCATTACCACCTACAATGAGGTGCTTTAATGCTTGATGTACTACAACCCGATCACTAGATGCAGCTATATAATCCATGACCATTCTTTCCATCTTTGCAAATGAAAGGTCTAGTTCACTACGGATCTCTGCTGGTATCTCTTCTCCTAATTTGTCATCTCTAACTTGTAGTTTAAAGAATGTTGTTTGAGGAGGAAGTAACGCCAGCATTAACTTTGCTGCTAACGTTACTACCGCTTTAGATCCACAGCTTTGCCATGGAGTTACTAACTTTTTATGATTAGGTTGAGAAGTTACATCTCGTTCAACAAGGTAAGGCAACGTGAGTTCAGAACAAGTAACTGCAGTGTCTAAGAATTGAGATCTACCACTGGTTAATTGACTGTATCTTTCACGTGCATTCATTAGTAATTACCTGATACTGGTGCATCACCACCAGTGTTTACATTGCTTCCTAACTTGATTCTTAATGCACCTGTACCCTTACTCATTGGGTTCTTATCCTTCTTACTCTTAGCTCTCTTTACCTGTGGATTCACATCTGTAACCAAAGGATCAGGTGAAGGTAAAGGTGGAGCTGGTGGTGCAGGTGGTGGTGGTGGCGGTGCTAAAGGTGGTGGTGGTGGTGGGCTTGGTGGTCTTCCAAAGCACATTAGATTTCATCCTCCATAATTGATTTGATATATTCAATGACACTGGCTTGACCAGCTCTATACATAATTGTTTGTACGTTTTCTTTAGGATGGATAGGTTTCCAACCAAAGTTTTCCTCAAGTCTTATTAGTAGCTTGTCTAACCTTTCGTTATGAAGCTTAAGAGTATTGAGGGAGATTTGTGTTTGCATGTTCAAAGAAGGCTGGCATCCGAGCTGACTTAGTAGCAGAAAGTTCAGGAGCCTTGCCGTTATACATTAAATTGTCGCTAGTTTCTAGCCAAAATTTTTTACTCAAATATTTATCGCCATAAGTATTAGTACTTAGTGGCTCCATGATCCAGTTAATTGTGGCTTTCCTAAGTTTATCCAGAGATTGACTCCAAGATAAGCCCATATCGAGACATACGAGGCTATTAGTGGCCACGTGTATTTGTTCGTCTCTGGAAATATCAGCTGATACCGTTCGGAGACCAGCGTCGCCGTTATACCTAAAAAAAGGCAGAAGTACAAAGAAAATAGCACGTTCTATAACTAAGGCTTTTGTAAGCATGTGGTCTGGGTGCGCTTCCCACGCATCCCTAAGCAGGAAAGCTTCTTTCTCTGCTTTATCATCAACACCTATAGCGTTGGTGATGTAGCCAAGGGCGAGATCGTGTTTTATCTCATCCTTGACGTTTGATTCAAGTAAACGCCGTGCAGATTCGGGAACCTCTTTCTCAAGTGATTCTGCAATAAACTCGCCAACTGGTAACTCCATGTGGCGTATTGCGAGAGCACGGTAGAGGGTCTCTTCAGCTCCAGGTTTAAGTGTTCCTGCTGTTGTTTGGACTGGTGTCCATGTTCTCTTTCTTGCGAGTAACTTTTCATATGGGTTCATTCTTGACAATCGCAGTCGGGTTCGTTGTTTTTTAGAATCCCTTGCAAGTAATCTTGTACATCCTCTTCATCAAGTGCTGCATATGCACTGGACTTATCTTGAACGTCACCCATTACCTGTAAGGAATAATAAAGTGAAGTTTGGGGACTATCTAGCCACTCTTCAACGAACAATTCGTCGTAGGTTACAACATCACTCCATGAGTTGAAGCTGTATCCATGAAGAAGCCCTGTGTAATTAAACATATACATAAGCTCGTCAGTCACCTTCTTATAGGCATCCCAACCAACCTCTGATGCAATCTCTACATCACCATATTCATATGTCTGTACACCAAATGTACCTGAATCTCTATCTACACTCCTAGCTATAGGAGGTGCTATTTCAGGTGTGCAAGTAAAACCTTCTCTGTCTTTACTGCGATATGAACAGCTTGCGGTAGGAGCTATAGCAAATGCTCTCTCCATATTATATTCTCTAGCCACTTCAGCCGCACTCTGAATGCCTTTATAAAATTCTGCAGCTAATAGACCAGCTGTACCTAATCCAGGTATGCCATCATTGACTGCTTGTAGTGCATCACCAAACTGTTCATAGGTGACGTTGTTTTGTTTTAGTAGGTTTGCTAACCCAAGGCATCCAAGTCCAACTTGCCTGTCGGTCTCCGAGGGGAGATATTCTCCAGAACTTCCAATGCCTGTTTTGCTATGGAGGT